TCTTCTTCCATTTTTATTCCTCAGTTTCTTCATCATTTACGGGAACAGCGACAATTGAATTGTCCCATTCTAACATAATTGTCATTAATTTATCTTCTGTCCAATTTTTTCGAAATTCGGCTGAAATTTCTCCGGTCTTCTTGCTGACATATTGTAGTTTATTTCCACTCTTTGTCAAGATCCCTGATTTTTCAAATAAATCAACAAGCCCGCTAGTAGGACTCATTCCGGTCGAATAAGGAATTTTAACTTGGACAGTTTCAAAAGGTTTAGCATAACGAGTTTTCATGATCTTACAGGCCGATCTAATACCTAACACATCACTAACTTTGTTACCATCCTCATCCTCTTTGAGTTTAAGTTTTTTCATGGCAACCACGATAGAACTTGCGTAAACGAAGCCTTGACCACCTGAAATTTTGTCGTCAGGATCAAACATATCTTGGCTAGCATATGTGTGATTAGTAGCAACCAATCCTACATTATGACTACCAAACATATTAACACAGTTACGAACAAGTGCGGTTAGTGCTTTAGGCTTACGGCCCATATCACCTTTTAGGTCTCCTGCTTCAAATTGATTAACGTCAGTTGGAGTCAGCAACATGCCCAAACTATCAATGACAAAAAGAACTTTGGGTCGTTCTTCTGCCGGCATGAGTTTGTATTCTTTCATAAACTCATGGATAGTTTTGGCTACATCGTCAATCATGGCCATGTTGAGTTTGAGCAGTTTATCTTCGTGTGTATCAACACCCAAGTCCAGTAACCATTTTTCGTCCAGAGCGTTTTCTGTATCTACAAGAACGACATAAATTCCTTGTTCTTGAGCATGACGAATAATATTGCCAGAACAAATGTAACTCTTACCAGCACCACTTTCACCGGCAAACACCGTGACTTTACCTAGTGGAATACCTTTGAAAAAGTCCCCACTGATAAGATAGTTTAGGGTGTAGTTGCCTGTACTGACCCAATCAGTGGGATCGTTAAAACCAATACCAAGCCCGTCAATGGACTTGGTAAGGCTTTTGCGAAATTTTGTAATATCAAAAGCCTTACCCATATCAGTCGTCCCTTGGCATTTCTGTAGCTTCTTGTACTAGAGCAGTCAGTTGTGATAAATCGGAGACCATAATTTTTGCAGACTTATAGTCACCTTCCTCATCGCGACCTGAGATTTCAAACAAGTAGCCATTGTCATACATATTGACAGTGAATGATTCACTTACCTTGGCAAGTTTATCGCCAATCGAAGAGATTGATTTTTTGGTCATAGCAATCTCCTATTAAGTTGATTGACGTTTGCGAATCATAGCAATGATGTCTGCGGCACGGCCGCTGGCTTCACTGCCCGAACTAGCGTCGGCTTCAGCTTCTGGTTCTGCAGGCTTTGCGGCCACTGCAGGTTTAGATTGTGCTACTGGTGCTTCATATGCTACTGCTTCTTCGTCATCAGTTGATGCCGCTGCTTTACCGGTACCGGTAGCACTACCGCCACCGCCCATGCCTGCTGGTTTGAAGTATTGACCCCATTTGTCCATGTCAAATGCTTCGCCATCAACTGATGCTTCAAACATTTCTTTCATGACTTTAAGTTCAACTGCACCTGGTTTCTTAGGCAGGAAGTCACTGAGTTTGAACAGATTATGCTGGTTAATAGCATCTTGTTCAGCTTGATTTAGAGCACGTTCACGTCGAGCCCAGTTGCTGGTACTGTAGTCAGCATAGCCACCTTTACTGGTTTTAATGATCTTAAAGTCCAAGCCACGAATGTAATCGGTAGGCAGTTCTTCAATCTCTGCATCCATCAGTGCGTTCTTAACAATGTTAAAGATCTGGCTACCAATGATAAATCGACGGATGGGATTTTCCGGAGTCTTATCCTCTTGATACTTGCTATCGACCACAAACCCTTGGAAAAGATATGACTTCTTTTTCCAATAGCGACGGCCCATTTCTTCCAGACTCTTGTCTTTAAACCAAGGACGAACCTCGGACAAGATTGGACAGGTCTCTCCCCACATTTCCATACAAGGAACTTGTACTTGAACAGGTTTGCTATTGGTTTCGCCTTTGACACCAGCGAAGGGCAGTTTAATTAGGTTACGTTCAACCCAGAAAAAGGTGTTGTTGGGATCTGCGTCTGGAAGGAAACGCACTGTTACAGTCGAACCTTCCGGGATATTCCAATGTGGATAAATTGCATTGTCTCCGCCACCTGTTCCGGTGTTTTGTTGCGAAGATGCTTGAAGTTTTGCACGAATTTCAGCCAAAGTTGCCATAATATTTCTCCTTGATGTTTATGCCTTTGTTTATGCCATTCCTTTTAGCCCACTGACTAAAAGAAAAAAGTTAGCATACA